AAATCATAACTTCATAAGGTTTATAATTTTTAAAGATCTCTCCTCTTAAGAGTTCTGAAAATCTTGATACTCCCATATCAAAACAAACAAGCTCATCTAGAATTAACCATCTACCCGTAACAAGTCTTTGAGCAAAGACAGCAGCAGGAGTTAATCCAAAGTCTACTCCTATCCATATTGGTTGAGATAGATTAGGTTCTAATTTTTCAGTAGATACGTGCAGCTCTTGTTTAAAGTTTGGATAGACAGGTTTACCTTCTTCAATAGATCCTAATTTATTTAAAACATAAACATCTATCCATCCTTTTGTTTTACCTCTAATAATATTATCGTAATATTTAGGAGTTAGATTGTTTTTGTTTTCTGCTAAATCGTGAGGATCATATGCTGTTGTAGATCCATCTTTATCTTTTTTTTCAAGGAGAGCTGGAGGTTGGGTATAGAAACTCCAGTTGTCAGGCTTGATTAACATTAAGACTTGATCTCTATTAAAATGATCGGGAACAGGAACATCCCCTGCCATTATGGGCCACCAATGATCTTCTTCAGGTGCATTTGAATCTGCGATAACTCCATACCAGGTTGCTCCACCATCACGCATTGATGGATACCTGCCAACACGCATAGTACAAGCATCAATAATGCTCTTAGGTATCTCTCTGGCTTCATTAATCCACACACCTGTAAGTTCAAGTGATAGAAGTTTTTTAACATCTTCAGGCCTATCAAGAGCAAGGAATAGAACTTCAATTTCAACATCTCCTTTTCTAATTAAATGAGTATAAGGAACTGACCAGGCGAAATCTCCCCATTGATCTTCGGGAAACCAATCCAACCACGTTTTAATTGTTGTGGTTTTTAATTGAGGATTGGTATTACGAATAACTGCCCATCTTGATTTTCTTATCCCACTTTTATTTTTTTTCTGAAGGAGTGATCTTCTAAACACTTCTATACAGCAACTCACAGATTTACCACTTCCTACTGGGCCTCTGATACCTCTAAAGAAGTCATTGGACTTCATAAAGGTCTTTAATGTATTGCCTTCTGGTTTATATTTGAAATTAATCGACATTAGTTCCTACGTTTGACTTCAGCATATTATAAACTGTTTCTTCGCCAAACGCTTCAACTAATTTGTCTGCCTCATAATCGGTAATCATATGAGTCGGATAATTTTTAAGGTGAACCTTTTTAACTATGATTCTTAATCTTCTTCTATCTTTTAAGGATAAGCTATTTAGAAAAGACATCTTCCTGCTTTCTTAACAAGTCTACTTGTTCCAGAATTTGTTCTAGGATTTCTTTTTCTTTTCCATATATGGATTCGAATTTTCTTTTGGTTCTATGAATAGAGAATTGTCCCTGGTGATGTTCATAGCATAAAGGTATTACTTCGAAATGGCTTGACCTTCTGCCAATACCCGTACCCTTTGGTCGGATATGATGCAATGATGCAGGGGATCTGCATATCCAACATCCTAAAGACGCAACTCTACTCATATGTTCTCGTTCTCTTTTTGTAGCCATATGAGTGAGGGTTAATTATTTAATATTTTCTACCCTTGGATTTCTTGCCAGGCTTCTTCTTCTTGTTTTTTTTCTTTTTCTTTTTTTTCATATTCCTCCTTGTTAATGACTTCATAAGTTGCTCTACAACCATCTGGAGTAGCAGCACTAGCTTGTTGCATAGCTTTAACATCATTTTCAGAAGAATACAAAATTTCTTTCTTAAGAGTATTACCCGTAGAGAGATCCCATATTTTAACTATATAATCCATATTGTTTCTTATTTATTTGAAAGGAGGAGCTTATATAGCTAAAAAAAATACTAAACGCACACAACCTATCTTCCTTGTCCACGATACTTCTTGTAATTGCTTTTCTCTGATTTATTAAGACGTTTCTTGTGCCGACCTATTTTAGGTTTGGATCGTTTTACGTAATTATTTACGCCCCATTTTGCTTTTGCCATTTGCTAGACTTAAGACGCAACTATCAGCAAAACAACGCACTCTGTTTAATTTAAAGGATTATCAAAGATGTCTTCTGATGAACTTAAAATCAACCTTGTTGTGAGTGCAATACCACTAGTCATCTTACGATGGGTAGTTTTCGCCCCCCGCCCAAAGCGTGGTGCGAAAGAGAATCGGTACCCTGTACCGATACTTTTAACTGTTAATCGAAACGATTAACTTAAATCGATATTAATTTTAATATCCCCTGTTAGATTATGAGCAACTCTATCTGGTGCTCTTAATCCAACACGATCGAGTATATCTCTACTAGCTTCGAGCTGAACATACTCTGATCTAGCTCCTGAAGATAGTTCGATCATCCTCTTACTCGCACTTACTGCACCAAGTCCTAGAGTTTGAGCAATCCGTGATTGCATATAACTCTGTACCTTTGGTAAACGTAGTGTGCGAGAAGCACTTACTCTCCCTGCTTCAGCAGAACCTTTTGTAGAATAACCAGCCTTAATTGAAGCTTCCTTAATAGAACATCCTGTTGCTACGATGGTATCTACCAAAGCCTTTTGCTTATCTGTTAATTGGTCAGTCATTAATTCTATTCTGCCACTAACGTTAGTGGACTCAAAGAATCTCCTTGTCAAGCATTATTATGACACTTTAGTGTAAAACGATACTCACAACACTAGATGGTGTTGTTGACGTTCCTCATTTCGATAAAAAGATTGACTTGTCAAACACTCCCTCTGGTCGTTTCTTTATTATCTCATTCGTCACTTGTATCGTTTTTATTCGCTTCGCTCACTCGCTTCGCTCGTTCGCTAGACACGGACAAAACGTCTAGCGTTACAGCTCTAGGAGCTTTACGCTAGAGCGTTTTGACTTTAATTGGTACGAAAGAACTAGTGTTCTCTCGGACTCTCTCCTTGAAGGCGTTAATGAATAAACAATTAGCTAAATTGTTTATGATCCCTTTCCCCATACGAGATTTATAATCGTGAGCTGTAGTTTTAATCAAAAGATATCTCCCTATGGTCGATCTCTTTTGTACAGCTCTACGATTTTAACCCCTCTAAATAGCGGTCGCTCCAGCTGATAGACGCTGTCGCTGAAAGCGTCATTTAGAAGCTTTCACCACTATTTATCAGTATCTCTATGGGGCCCCCACTACACACGGGTTGTCGCTCCTTATATCAACGAGTTTGCCTAAATGAACAGGCCTACGCTAGGACTACAAAGTCGCAGGTAAGAACCTGCCTAAAGCCCTCGCTATGCTCGGGGACTTTGAGTCGCCTGTGTCATTTAGTTTACCTCGTGATAATGTCGCTGAACTTAACCCGTGAGTAGTTTGCGGGAAAAAGTAACAATAACTGAAAGGAGTTAATATGTACTTTTTAAGATGTGAATGTAAAGAAACATTCAAACCAGTTCATACTTATAATTTTAAGATGAATTGTATTAAGTGTAAATCAGAACACGCTGTTGCGTTAAAAGGCTCTGATTTATTTAAATATAATCAAGGCAAGTATATTCAAGATGCTTTTCCTTATATTTCTCAAGATTTAAGAGAAATGATGATGTCAGGTATCTGTAATAATTGCTTTCAAGAAATGTTTCCAGAAGAAGATTCTTGGGAATGTGAGATTGAAATGCCAATTAAGGAGAATAATTATGCCTAGATTTGATGAGTTAAATAGATTCATTGATCTGATGTTAAGTGACTCTGATAAAATGAGAGTTAAAGAACTTAATAGTATGAGAAATGAAGATAATAAGAATGAAGTAGATGGTGAGATATTCATCATCTATAATAAAGCTAATAAAATGAAAGGAGTTGTATATGACAACAATTAGTGACGTTAGAGAGCCTGATTTTTCTAATGAAAGATTAGAGAAAATGGGCGACTGGTTAGAAGAAAGAAAACCAGCGATTAAAGAAGGAATTGAAAACTTCTTTAAGAATGTAATTGCTCCTGATTTTGAAGATGCAAATTGGAGCTGGTTAGCAAGTGCTAATGCCTCTACTGAAGTAGGTAAATGGCAGTATCACTTGGACAGATGTCAGCAATCTTTTGATAAAACAAAAGATAAAATTGCTAAAATGACATCTGAAGATTACACATCTGAAATAGGTTTAAATCAGATGAATAAAGTAATCTTTGCAAGTAGAGCTCAAGAGCTAAATATAGCTAGAGCTGAATATTGTCTAGAAGTTGCAAAGGATTGGTATAAACAAATTCTTGGTAAGGACTGGACAAAACCAGTTAAAGGCAAATTGAAATCAGTTGAAACTGATGGCAAAAGCCAAAAGTGGATTAAGGATAATCTTAAACAAGGTATTCTTATATAATTAAATTAAGCCCTGTACTTCTTCGGAAGTATGGGGCTTTTTTTATCGTGGTAGGAAAAAAGTCGTGAAAGAACTAGTGTTCTCTCACACTCTCTCCCTCTACAAAGCGTGAGTTGATACCGAATAGTGTCTATGGATATTAACTACGTTTGACATCGTAAATGACGTTAATAGAAAGGAAAGATATGTATATTAGAATAATACAAGGATGTTTAATATTTGCTGTAATGATAATGTTTATATTTATAGCAATAGTAGATCAGGACTATGTGAAGTTTGGATTCTATGCATCTCTATCAATGATTGTTATAATAGGACTGCATTTGATGAGAGCAACTGAAGAATTTATTGAATACCAAAACGAACAAAATAGACTGAACGAAAGGTTCAAAGCAAATCATGTTAATGCTCACGCAGGTATTAATGATTTGTATGAACAACAAAAAAATAGAAAGGATAGATAATGTTAAAGACAATACAAAATTGGCTAATGAATGTAGCAGCCAAATGGATTTGGATAGCAATAATGTTTCCTATAAGAATAGTATTAGGATTATGTTTTGCAATTGCTAAATTTATGCCAGAAAAGGTAGATATACCTTATAAAATAATCAAGAAAGAACCGAAAATAAATTAAAGGAGTTAAATTATGTGTTGGTTAATAGTATTAACAGTAGCCATAGGATATGTAATTTACAAACGAAATGAGTTTTTCGAAATTGTAAAGAAATCTAATCATATAGTTGAAGATGATAATTACATAGTTAAAGACGATGAAGTCAATGAAATTGACGCAAGAGAAACAATACTGCCTAAAGATATGAAGATTTTTGATAAAGACAAAAAGTAATGAAGATAGCTATCGCATTAACAACAGTATTATGTTTACTTACTAGTTGTACAGAGTTTGCATTTATTGCAAGTGGAACAAGCTTGGCAATCAATCAAAATGTGTACAGTAAAGCCTATAATGGGGGAAATCTTT